AAATTGTAAGTTTAAATAAGTGAACGTATAAATAAGATAAAAAATGAATTATATCATTTATAATATTAAAGATAAAGAAAGAAAAGACAAGTGGCCAAGAGAACAATATTTAGGACAATTATAGTTAGAATGAGAATGTGGTATGCAGATATACGAGGACATCATGGAAAACGTTGGGATTATGAACCTGGCGATTGGTATATGGGCAGACATAACAAACGAAAGTAGAAAGGTTTCGCCCTTTTAGCTCAGCTGGTAGAGCAACTGATTTGTAATCAGTAGGTCATCTGTTCGACTCGGATAAAGGGCACCAGAATTATATTATGTACGAACTAAAAGATTATCTAAAAGCAATTAACGAGACCAAGGTCAATTTGTTGAATACAACAGATCAAGCCTGGACTAAAAAATACCCACCATTTATAATAAACAAGTGTTTATCTATGTTTTGGGATACACTTCCACATGCCAATGAAATGAATGGTTATCACTTCTTGGACAAGGATATACAGTTTCAATTTTTACTAAATAGTGTTAGAACAAAGAAGCGGTTTGGAGGCAAGTGGATCAAAAAACAAAAACTGCATGATTTGGAAGTTGTAAAAGAGTATTATGGTTACAGTAATGAAAAAGCGAGAACAGCCTTACAAGTACTTACACCAGAAAATATTATTAAAATTAAAGAAGCCTGTAACAAGGGCGGGAGAACTAAATGAATGAAGAAGTAACTTGGACACAAGAGAGTATGTTAGAGGTAACCTTGAAGCAACCAGACGATTTCCTAAAGGTAAGAGAAACATTAACACGAATTGGTGTTGCAAGTAGAAAAGATAAAACTCTTTTCCAATCATGTCATATTTTACATAAGCAAGGTAAGTATTACATAGTACATTTTAAAGAGTTGTTTGCCCTAGATGGTAAAAAAGCAACCTTAATAAACAATGATATTCAACGTAGAAATACAATAGCCGTTCTATTACAGGACTGGAATTTAATTGATATTGTTCTAAAAGAGACAGCAGTATCTAACAAAGCACCATTATCACAAATAAAAGTTTTACCGTTTAAAGAGAAAAAAGAGTGGATATTATCTGCTAAATATAACATAGGTAAAAAAATTGTTAAGGAAAATGGTCAAGATGAAAATACCAAAGTTTAGAGACTACATAACAGAGCAAGATAATAGTCGTGATGAAGACAATATCACGGTTGCTATTCTTACTATAAACGATTCAGATAAACCTAATAAGGATTCAACTGTTGAACTTATAGAAAAAGCATGTAAAAAGAAGAAGATAGAATGTATTATTGTAAATACTAAATCAGCAATTATCACAGACAAAGACGAAGAAAAGAATACCCTTACAGTTTATAATTACGATGGTAAAGATGGTGAATACACCTTTACAGGTAGAGATACACTTTGTATAACAAGAGCAGGTGCAGTAGAAGACGAAGCTGGTCTTTCTTTAATATCTGCCTTTCAAAACTCGTCAGCATTTATGGCTAACACAAGAGCTGCGATGTTAACTTGCGATAACAAACTTACGTCTGCTTTACTATTTGAAAAATTTGGTATACCTACACCTACAACATCTTTTATATCAAACGAAAAGAATATAAAAGCAGGACTAGATAAGGTTGGTGGTAAATTTCCTATAATCTTAAAGACATTAACTGGTACACAAGGTATCGGTGTAATCAAAATAGAAAGTTATGAGGGTCTAGTTGCAACAGCACAAGCAATGTGGAAACTAGAGTCTGAACTTTTGATACAAGAATTTATGCCTACGAAGTTTGACGTTAGAACTTTTGTGGTAGATAACAAAGTTATTGCATGTACAAAAAGAGTACATAGTAGTTATGACTTTAGATCAAATACACACAGAGGTGCTGAAGCAGAACCTTACATATTAAGTGAAGAAGAATATGAATTGGTTTTAAAAACTGCTAGAGTTTCAAAAGCATATATGGTAGGAGTTGATCACATAGTATTTAATAATAAACCATACATTTTAGAAATCAATGGTAGTCCAGGATCAGGTGCTGATTACGAGGGTTACCAATATAAAGATTACTATTCAGTAGGCGAACCATCTGGAAGAATAGATGGTGAAAAAATGATGGAGTTTTTAGTTGATTATATTTCAGAAAGAAAACATTGGGATAGACAAGCACTTTTAGAATGTGGTTGGCTTGAGACAGTTGAAATAGAGGGCATTGCTAAAGTTAGAGCTAAACTTGATAGTGGTAACGGATCAAAAGCATGTGCTTTACATGCCGATAAAATTTTAGAAAAAGATGGTAAAATTGTAAAATGGAAATATGACGGTAAGATTTTTAGTAAACCTAAACATGGTGTAAGTAAAATCTTTAGAGCAAATGCTGAGGGTGAAGAACCATCTGAAATTAGACCTACAGTATTATTAGATATTACATTTAATGGTTTCACATATAAAGATATAGAAGTTGGATTAGATAGTAGACCTAGAGCTGCTTCAGACTTACTAGTTAATAGAGATTTAATGCGATTGATGAATGTCAGTATAAACCCTAATAGAACATTCGCCTTGAGCAAACGGTTAAAACCGATAGATAAAAAAGATTAGTCGTTGATAAGAAGACAATAACTATGCAGGACCTCGGTGCAATACCGAGCAACTCCACCATTAAACCAAAATTTATGGGGTTGAAATAGGATCGACTCGTAGGTAAAACTTCTAGGAGATTAATCGCTAACATCGTACTGTTAATTAAATGCTAACTCACAAGGTTTCGCATTAGCGGCTTAGTCCGCTAGGGGTTTGCCTGTACCTCGCAACAGAAACAGGCGCTTGACAAACCGCTAAATATATGATATATTATAACAATAAACAAAAGGAAATATTATGCAAGAAGTGAAAATATTAAGACTATCTACAGGCGAAGATGTAATTGCTAAGGTAGGAGAAAACGACCAAGGGGTAAGTTTAAAGAACCCATTTGTAATCATACCACAACAAAAAGCACCAGGACAACCAATACAATTAATGATGTCTTTGTACAATGCGTTTGGTAAAAGCAATACTATTACAGTAGCTAAAGATAAAATAGTCTTTATAACAGACCCTAAAGACGAAATCTTAAAATCATACGAGAACAATACAAGCACTATCATTGCACCAAAGCCAGGACTAATCACAGAGAATAAGTGATAACTGTTAACTTTATCAGGACAAACAACGAAAAAGTCCAAGTTAAAGTACCTGTTGGTTGGACAGTAATGGAGGCGGCTAAAGAAGCATGTCTAGATGAAATTCCTGCCAGTTGTGGTGGTTGTTGTGCCTGTGGTACATGTCACGTGTACGTAGGCAATGCCTGGATTGCCAAACTAGGTGAAATAGATTATAATAGTACTGAACAATGTATGTTAGAATACGAAGCTTCATACAAGAAAGGCATAAGCAGATTGAGTTGTCAACTACCATTAACAGAGGAACTTGACGGCATAACTTTACATTTACTAGATGATGAACTTTTATAAATCAGTTATAGAACATAGAGGCAAACTTCTTGTAAGAGGTATACACGAAGGCCAAGACTATAAAGAAAAGATAGATTTTGGTCCTACTTTATATTCTCTAACACAAAAAGAAAGTAAGTTTAAAACTTTAGATAATAGAAATCTAAACCCAATAAAATTCAAAGATATATCTGCCGCTAGACAATTCAGACGTGAAGTTGCAACTCAAAACTCTCCTGTATATGGCCTAGAACGTTATCACTATCAGTACATCAACGAACAATTTCCACAAAACATCAAGTGGGATAAAAAGTTTATTAAAATATTCACAATAGATATTGAGACTACAGTAACAGATGGTTTTCCAGATGTGGATAACCCTACTGAAGAAATCATTTGTATTACAGTTAAGAATCAAACTAACAAACAAATATTAACGTGGGCTAAAGGTGACTATCACACAGATAGGACAGATGTAACTTTCATTAAATGTAAAACAGAAAATCAACTCCTTATGGAGTTTATGAAATTCTGGTTAAAGAACTATCCAGATGTTGTTACAGGTTGGAATACTAAATTCTTTGATCTACCATACTTGATGAATAGAATTAAAATGGTTGCAGGTGAAAAGGTTGCAAACAAGATGTCGCCATGGGGACTTGTAGATAAAATTGAAGTCATGGTAAGAGGTAGACCACAAACCTCATATGTTTTAAAAGGTACCGTAATGTTAGACTATCTTGATTTATATAGATGGTTTATTCCTACTAGGCAAGAGAGTTATAAGCTAGACTTCATTGGTGAAGTAGAACTTGGTCAAAGAAAAAATGAAAACCCTTATCCAACCTTTAGAGAATTTTACGAGAAAGACTTTCAAAAGTTTGTTGATTATAACATACAAGATGTAGAACTTGTTGACGCTTTAGAAGATAAACTTGGTCTAATTGAATTAGCATTAACAGTTGCATATGAATCTAAAGTAAACTATGATGATATATTTTCACAAGTAAGAGTGTGGGATACTTTGATTGCTAATCATCTATTGGCAAAAAACATATGTATACCACCAAGAGAAGAACATAGTAAAGATACAAAATATGAAGGCGCCTATGTAAAAGACCCTACAGTTGGTCAGCATAAGTGGGTATGTTCTTTTGATATTAACTCACTATATCCTCATATCATTATTCAATACAATATTTCTCCTGAAAAGATAATAGGTCAAGATCCATCTGGTATTTCTGTAAACAAAATGTTGAAAAAAAGTTTAGACTTGTCACATTTAAAAAATGAAAATGCGTGTGTTACACCTAATGGTGCTAAGTTTAGAAACAATGGCCAAGGTTTCTTACCTGAAATGATGGAAACAATGTACAATGAACGTGTCATTTATAAGAAAAGAATGATCGCCGCTAAAAAACAATATCAGAAAACACCAACACCAGAATTACAAAGAGAAATTGCAAGATGTCATAACATTCAATGGGCAAGAAAGATTGCCTTGAACTCAGCTTACGGTGCAGTTGGCAACCAATACTTTAGATTCTATGATGTAAGACAAGCAGCTGCTATTACAACAGCAGGTCAATTCATTATTAGATTCATTGAAGAAAAGGTTAACACTTATATGAATACTATTTTAAAATTAAAAGATGAAGACCATCAAGATTATATCGTGGCTTCTGATACAGATTCAATCTATGTAACATTAGATAAGTTAGTAGAAAAAACATGTCAAGGTAAAGACAACGACCAGATATGTAACTTTATAGACAAAGTTGTTAACAGTAGACTAGAACCTTTTATTGAAAAATGTTTTGATGAACTATCTGATTATACAAATGCATTTAAGAACTGTATGGTAATGAAACGAGAAGTAATTGCCAACAAAGGTATATGGGTTGCAAAGAAAAGATATATGTTAAACGTATTAGATGATGAGGGTGTAAGACTTTCTGAACCTAAATTAAAGATCATGGGTATTGAGGCAGTTAAATCATCAACACCACAAGTTTGTAGAGGTAAGATTAAAGAAGCAATCAAAATCATTATGAATAAAGATGAAGATACTTTACAGAAATTCATTGCAGAATTTAAAACAGAGTTTAATAGTTTGTCTGCTGAAGCAATATCTTTTCCTAGATCATGTAACAATATTAAAAAGTATAGAAACCCAGCAACCATATTCAGTAAAGGTACACCAATACATGTTAAAGGTTCTTTAATATACAATCAAAAACTACGAGAACTTAAATTACATAAACAATATCCTTTCATCAAAGAAGGAGATAAGATTAAATTCTTAAAATTAAAAGAAGCTAATCCATTTAGATTTGATGTGATAAGTTATATTACAACTTTACCTGTAGAGTTCAAACTACAAGAATATATAGATTACGAAACACAATTTGAAAAGACTTTCCTTGACCCTATGAGATTTATCTTACAGGCTATTGGTTGGTCGCAAGAAAAGAAAGCAAGTTTGGATGCATTTTTTAGTTAGATGAAAAAATATATAGAAGACTTTTTTAAATGGGTTAAAGGTACTGAACTAGTTGAACTAGACGACATAGATGTATCTGAGGATCCTGTTAGACCTGAACTAACTTTAGGTTTTAGAATTACACACGATAGAAAGATACTAGGATTAAAATACGAAGATAAGATTATAGCAGTTGTTTGTATTGCAGTTTGTCCTGAAGTACCACATACTGTTAGAGAAATGGATTATATGTCCAGAGTAAAAGACGGTAACATTGTTGTTGCATATACAGTATGGTCTCGTAAACGAGGTGCAGGTCAAGAGATTATTAATAAACTAGCCAAGTATGCAAAAGAAAAACAATATAAAAGACTAGTTACTTTATCTCCTCTAACACCAATGGCAACCCATTTTCACATTAAGAACGGTGCTAAACAAGTACATATAAATGATGTAACACAAAATTTTGAATATGATCTCAACAAAAAAATATAACATAATCTATGCCGATCCTCCTTGGCATTTTCAGAATTATAATAATGAAACTGCTCAGACTAATCCAGATAAACATTATCCTACTATGACAATGAAAGATATAGAAAATTTACCAATAGGTGATCTTGCAGATACCGATTGTGTATTGTTTATGTGGTGTACAGACCCATTATTACACAAACAAATACCTCTAGTTGAGAAGTGGGGATTTACATACAAGACAGTAGGTTTCACATGGGCAAAAACAAATAAGACTAGAATAAAAAATTACTTCTTTAAAGGACCTGGATATTGGACTAGGGCCAACACTGAAACATGTATCTTGGCAACAAAAGGTAAACCTAAAAGAGTTGGTAAAAACGTAGATAGATTAGTTGTGAGTGAACGTAGAGAACACAGTAGAAAACCAGATAGAATACGAAGTGATATAGTTGAATTGTGTGGTGATTTACCAAGAATAGAATTATTTGCTAGAACTTCTATGCCTGGCTGGGACGTATGGGGAAACCAGGTTGACAAATTTAATTAAACATGATATACTATAACTATGAAAACTAAAACATTAACTACTGAACAGGCATTGTATTGTGCTAACATATTTAATGATTACTTCGGTAAGTTTAGTCGTATAGATCAGTATATGAGAGATCAAAAACTATCTCAAATATCAGATGTACCGGCTGCATTACCTGGAATGGGTTTAGAGGGTGAAATATTTTCAAACTTTGATATGTCACCTAAAGATATGGACTTTGAAATATTAGAACCAGATAATGAGACGTATAATACATTATTAAATATGATTTCTTCTCATACTAATATGTCAAGTGTACCTGGTAAAAATTTAAAGATTGCAATAAGAGAAAAGAATAGTGGTCAATGGGTAGGTTTTATAAGATGTGGTTCTCCTGTTATAAACATGAAACCAAGAAACGAATTATTAACTCATGTACCAGAATTAGTAAGTTTCAATAAGACTTCTATTATGGGATTTGTTATAGTACCAACTCAACCTTTTGGTTTTAATTACCTAGGTGGTAAACTATTAGCAGCTATATGTTGTAGTCACACTATAAGAGAAAAATTAAATGACAAATATGGTATGAACTTATCATTGTTTGAAACTACAAGTTTATATGGTAATAGTAAATCATCAAGTCAATATGATGGCATGAAACCTTATTTAAGATACAAAGGTCTAACCGATAGTGACTTCATACCTTTGATACATGGCAAACCTTTCCATGACCTATCTGACTATGCTGAAAATTGCGTTGGTCAACTTGTTAAACAAGACGCTTCAAGTAGAAAATTAAAACAAACACAAGCTATAATTGCTTTAGTTAAAAGATCATTATCAGGTAATGATTTAGAAACTTTTAATACAACTATAAGTAATGCAAAGAAACTAACTGAAAGAAAAAGATACTATGTTAGTGACTATGGTATTAAGAACTATCTAGATATAGTAAAAGATAACACTAAAGAAATAATCAAAGGTGAGAATTGGGATAAATTTGAACTAAATAATATCATACAATGGTGGAAAAAGAAAGCAGAATCAAGATATAATAAACTAAAAGAAGATGGTAGATTAAGAAATGATTTAGAAATCTGGACACCAGAGGCAGAAATAGACATTATCAGATAATAATGATGGCAATAGCAGAGACACACTATAACGAATTAAAAGAATATTGGGACTTCCAAAGGAAGAGAGAATACAATTACGAACAACTATGTAATGTATGCGACAATATAGGTTCAAACTTTAGGTTTACCAATGGTAAAAATGGTGAAGAACTAAAAAATGATTTATGGAACAAAATACAACCGGACGAGTATGAAGAGCCGCCTAAAGATTGGGTTCCACAAGATGAGAAGTATAGACTATGGAACGAAGGAACACCAAAGAAATTTAAAGTGTCCTTTAAGAAAATGAAAACAGTACAAGCTTGACAATGTCTAAAAGATATGTTATAGTTAGTACATTATAATTAAGGAGATAATAATATGAGTGATTTTTTAAAAGATATAATCAAAGAGAGTGGAAATGAGTATGCAGGTTTAGTAAGTGATGGTATGGATAGTGATGTATCAAGTTTCATTGACACAGGTTCTTATTCTTTTAATGCTCTACTATCTGGTAGTATCTATGGTGGATTACCAGCAAACAAAATTACAGCAATTGCCGGCGAGGCAGCAACAGGTAAAACATTTTTTGCATTAGGTATTGTACAGAATTTTTTAGATGTAAACAAAGACGCTGGTGTTATTTACTTTGAATCAGAAAGTGCCGTATCAAAAGACATGATTGAAAGTCGTGGCGTTGATGGTACTAGAATGGTCGTTGTACCAGTTGCTACAGTACAAGAATTTAGAGCTCAATCAATAAAAATTATTGACAAATATTTAGAACAACCAGAGAAGACGAGAAAACCTTTGTTGTTTGTATTAGATAGTTTAGGTATGTTATCTACTACAAAAGAAATGGAAGACACAGCCGCTGGTAAAGAAACAAGAGACATGACAAGATCACAAATTGTTAAGTCAACTTTTAGAGTATTAACATTGAAACTAGGTAAAGCAGGTATTCCTATGATTATGACCAATCATACGTATGATGTTATTGGTTCAATGTTCCCTCAAAAAGAAATGGGAGGTGGTTCAGGACTAAAATACGCTGCCTCATCAATCATCTATTTAAGTAAACGTAAAGAAAAAGAAGGTACGGAAGTAGTTGGTAATATTATACATTGTAAAAATTATAAGTCTAGATTGACAAAAGAAAACGCACAAATTGATGTTAAGTTAACCTATAAAAAAGGTCTTGATAAGCACTATGGTTTATTAGATATGGCAGAAGCAGCCGGTATCTTTACCAAAACTTCTACAAGATTTGAAACACCACAAGGTAAGGTGTTTGGTAAAACCATCAATGACGATCCAGAAAAGTATTTTACAAAGGAGATATTAACCAAAATAGATGAATACGCCAACAAAAAATTCAAATACGGATCAGACGAAGAATAAGAAGTACGTCTTTGCACAAAAGACTGGTGACGATTTTACGGCTATAAAGTTACTTGAAGATAAGTACAGAAATGTAATCTACAAGTACGGTAAAGTTGCGTTTGCTAAAGACGAAAAGCCAGATGGCACATTGCCAATGAAGTTTGATTATGATATACTAACCAATCCAGAATCAAAAGACATTGAGAACCAAGAGTTTATAGATTACATCGGTGACATATTGATAGAAGTAATGGAACAACAATTAAATAATGGAAAGGTAGAGTTCAGTGAATAACGAAAGAATAGAAGTCACCATATTAAGAAACTTAATGTTTAACGAACTGTATATGCGAAAAGCAATACCGTTTTTAAAAGACATATACTTTTCTAAAAGAGAAGAATCAATATTGTTTTCAGAAATATATTCCTTTGTTGAGAAGTATCAGAATCTTCCTACTAAAGAAACTATTTTGGTTGAAATGGGTTACAGAAAAGATTTAAATGATCAAGACGTTGCTGGTGTAAAAGATTTAGTGACACAGCTAAGTCCTGAAGATGTTGATTCAAAATGGCTTATAGATACTACAGAAAAGTTTTGTAAAGATAGAGCAGTACATAATGCCGTACTTGATGGTATTAAGATACTTGATGGTAAAGACAAAGAGAGACAATCGGAGGCGATACCAAGTATCTTGGCAGACGCCTTATCAGTTTCATTTGATAACCATATCGGGCATGACTATCTTAACGACAGTGATGAAAGATTTAATTGGTATCATACAAAAGAAAAGAAGTATCAATTTGATCTAGGTTACTTCAATAGAATTACAAAAGGTGGTGTACCAAGTAAGACTTTAAATATTGCTCTTGCAGGTACAGGTGTTGGTAAATCATTGTTCATGTGCCACGTAGCTGCTAGTTTCTTAGCACAAGGATTAAATGTATTATATATTACTTTAGAAATGGCAGAGGAAAGAATTGCAGAAAGAATAGACGCTAACTTATTAGATGTTTCTATGGACGATCTACATGATATGCCAAAATCATTATATGAAGATAAGATAACAAAAATTAAAGATAAGACTAAAGGTCAATTAATTATAAAAGAATATCCTACAGCGTCTGCTCATAGTGGTCACTTTAGAAGTTTATTAAATGAACTGTCTTTAAAGAAAAGTTTTAAACCACAAGTGTTGTTTATTGATTATCTAAACATTTGTTCTAGTAGTAGATTTAAAGGTGGTAATATATCATCGTATTTTTATATTAAGGCAATCGCTGAAGAATTAAGAGGACTTGCCGTAGAGTTTGATATGCCTATCTTTAGTGCAACTCAAACAACTAGAACAGGATTTGTTTCAACTGATATTGGTTTAGAAGATACATCTGAATCATTTGGTCTTCCAGCAACGGCAGACTTTATGTTTGCTTTGATGTCTAATGAAGAACTAGAGCAGTTAGGACAAATGAAAGTAAAACAATTAAAGAATAGGTACAACGATCCTTCTTTACATCGTTCTTTCATTATAGGTGTAGATAGAGCCAAGATGAAACTATATGATGTTGAAAACAATGCTCAAAACATTGTAGACAAAGGACCAGAACCTAAAAAAATAGATAACCCTTACGATAAATTTTCGGATTTTAAAGTATAATATGGCTACACAAAAAGTAAGATTTAATAAAGAAGATAGAAGACCTAAAGCAAATAAAGATTACGATAAGTTATCTTATTCAAAGAAGATGGTTAAGAAAGGTCGTAAGATTATATGGCATGTTAAAGAGAAACCAACTAATAATATTATTGCACATTATTTTTTTGAAGAAGACGCAGATAAACTAGTTAAATTTCAAAACAAAAATAGAGTGTGGGAAATGAACGGTGGTGTTCCAAAGTTTCTATGGATTAACAACATATAGTACTTGCCATCTTCTTATAAATATGGTATAAGAAAGTTATGGCATACAATTTAGCAACACTATCAACATTGGTACAACACGTACCTTCAAAATTAAAAGGTGATTTTACATCTATATTAAAATTGATGGACGAGGGTGCTTACTATGGTGATGACGCTCCAGTAACTAAAAGTAAGAAGTACACAGTAAAGGTTACTCCTTCAAATTTTTATAAGATATGTGGTTTACTAATAAAGAAGTATGACGCAACCATTAAACAAGGTGCTAAAAAATCAGCAGACGTTGTAATACAAGAATTTAAGATTAGGTTTATAGAGACAGGTAAGAAATCAGTAGGTTCTCTGGACGCAACAGTTGTACAGAAACAAGAACTTGCCTCACTTTGGATTATTCAAAGATCATTAAAAGATAAAAAGAAGTATACATGTCCTGAAGATATATCAAGAGACGTAAAGTATAAAGAACTAGTAGCAATATATCCAGATGTTATGGAAGATGGTTGGCTGGATAATTTTTATCAACAACAAAAGAAGATGTTAGAAGTTTTTTCTGGTGTAAACTTTACAGAATATAACAGAGACGGTGGTTTTATGACCTATATCTCCAACTTAATAAGAGACAAGTTTAAAATATCTAAAAAAGATAGTTGGAATCCTGCCGACATATGGTTAATCAGTAATGAAACTTCAGTAAGAAAAACTATTGATCAGGCCATGTCAGGCAAGTCTGTATCTATTTCAAAATTAAATGATGTGATGAAGATACTATATGCAAAAAATAAATTAGCAGGTGTATCATTAAAGAAAGTATCAGGTAACGTAGCAAGATTTGAAGAAGTAAATACTAAAAACGCATTAATGAAAGACGCCAAGTTTGTAATGAAGTTAGATAAATCGGTTATGAATATGAAAACTAAATCAGATAAAACATTATCGTCCTCTGATATGAGAATAGATATTAAATCTGCTAATGATGTATGCGAATTTCAGATCAGACAAAACGGAAAAGGCTTTCAACAGAATTTAAAATTTGATGGTAAGTTTAAAGGTGCTGGAGCTGCTCGTGTAGGTAAAGTACCGTTAGAGTTACTAACCAAATTACTAGCCGAGTATGGTGTAGGTAACAATGCTAGTAAGTTTTTTGTAAACAAACATCAAATGTATCCTAAAAGTTTAAAAGCTTTTGATTTAGTAAAAGAGGTTTACCAAACTAGATTTAATTTTGTAAATACAAAGACGGAAACGGGTATAAAGAATAGTGATTTTACACCTAATATGATCAGATCGTTCAACTCGGCTGACTTAAAGAACGGTGTATCACACACAAAGTTAATGGAACTAGACTTTCTTTATTGTATTTACAAGATACCAGAAGCAAAAAGAAACAAAATGCTAACAGATATGGTGTACTTGGCAGAGAAAAGAGGGTCGCAATTTGGTCCATTTGGCAAGTTGTACTAGTATAAATAGAGGTAACAACAAAAATGTTGTTTGAGTTATTAAATGAGATAGTGATTATAGTTATGGAATAAATGAAGGAAATATGTTTAATTTTAAAGGTTTTATTACAAAAGAAAAGAACACACATTTAGAACACCTAGAAGACGATATAATTAATAGGGGTTCAGTGGGTGGAGATAATGCTGTTAAGTTTCTAAAATCAATTAGAAATATGCTAGCAGGTTCATCTGGTGGTAAAGTAAATATGTCTGTTAAGTGGGACGGTGCTCCCGCTATTGTAGCAGGTATTAATCCAGAAAATGGTAAATTCTTTGTTGGAACTAAATCAGTATTCAACGCAACACCAAAAATCAATTATACTTCAGGCGATATATCTTCCAACCATTCAGGTCCGGTTGCAGAGAAATTGAATGTATGTTTAAGAGAATTAAAAAAATTAAGAATAAGAGGTATCTACCAAGGAGATTTACTCTTTACAAATGATACAGTAACAAAAGTTATAGATGGTGAAAGTATGATTACGTTTACACCAAACACTATTACATATGCTGTACCAGCCAACTCAACAATAGGTAAAAAAATTAGAAGAGCAAGAATAGGAATAGTATTTCATACTTACTATTCAGGCAAAACTATGAAATCATTAAATGCTGGTTTTGGTACTGTGTCGGGTAAATCAGGATCATCTTCTATATTTTTAGCAAGTGCTGGTTATACTGATACATCTGGTTCATCTACATTTACAAAGAGTGAACTATCTAGATTTGATAGTCTAATAAGAATGGCAGAGGGTTCTTTAAGTAAAGCTTCAACAATACTAAATGAAATGTCAAGAAACAAAGACGCCTTATCTGTAGGGTATAGATTAAAATCTTTCTTCAATCACTATATAAGAAACACACAAGGTCATATGGCCAAAGTGAAATCAATGCAAGGTATGTTTAGAGATTACTACAAGAACATATTACAGGCAGAGATAGACGCCAAGAAATCAGATAAAGGTAAACAAAAATATAAAGATATATTAGATACAAATTTAAAGTATATTGATAGAAATGAATCAGCATTGTATTTTGCAATCGCTAGTCATATCAGTTTACAAAATGCAAAGAACTTTTTAGTAAGTAAACTTTCGCAAGTACAAAACATAGGTCACTTCATAAGAACATCAACCGGTTACAGAGTAACTAATCCAGAGGGTTATGTTGCAGTAGATAGATCAGCAGGTGCAGTTAAACTTGTGGATAGACTAGAATTTAGTAGAGCCAACTTCACGATTAGTAAAGATTGGGTCAAAGGATAAATATAAGCAATGAAAACATACAAAGAATACGAAAACAAATTAGATCATATTGATAGCTTATGTGAAGATATGAAATATGACGACCTTGTAGTTGAAGAAATTGAACATCAAGGAAAGAAAGTAAAACTAAACAACCCTACTAGAACACCTAGTGGACCAGGTAAGTTTGCAGTGTACGTTAAGAACGATAAAGGTAATGTTGTCAAGGTAACTTTTGGTGATCCCAATATGGAAATCAAAAGAGACAGTGTAGCAAGACGTAAATCTTTCAGAGCAAGACACAACTGTGAAAATCCAGGTCCTAAATGGAAGGCAAGATATTGGTCATGTTATCAATGGAGAGCTGGTGCAAAGGTAGATAATTAAAAATGGAGATACTATGTATATAAAAGGTGGAATGAAAAAACTTTCCAAGGCTATCGCCAAGTCAGCGAAAGAAGGATTTGATAAAGAGATAGCAAAAGCACAAGAAGAAGAAAATCAAATACAGGCAATGGAACGACAAGCGGCTGGTTTACCACCAATTGATGAACCAGAAACGATGAAGTTTCCTACGCCAGAACCAAGTAAGGAACCACCAATAGAAGAAGTTCCTTATATAGAACCGGAGATTATAAGAGTGAACGAAAATTATGACCCCTTAAAGGGAAATTTAACAATGGCTGAAAAATGCGAAGCATGGAAACATAACTTTGCTCAGTTAAATCCAAAAGAAAAGTTTATGTATCTAATACAACAAAGTAAAGGTGTTGTTAAATTAGATGAGAAGACACAGAGAATACAAGGCTATAGAGTTTATGGTTGTGTAAGTCAGGTATGGGTATTACCATCATTAAAAGGTGATAATATGATACTAGAAATGGACGCAGACTCACATGAAGCAAGAGGAGTTGTTTACATACTTAAAAACATTTTCTCAGGTCATACACCAAAAGAAATCATTGAGTTTAATGTACATACTATTATGGACATTGGTTTTTTAGATGTTTTATCTATTGATAGAGTTGACGGTACTTATGCAATTATACAAGCAATCAAAGCTTATGCAACAGACACACAACAAATAATAGATGAACAGTCTGGTATTGTTAATACAAAGAGTGTATATAAACCAGGTAACGCTACTAACAAAGATTACTTCAAGGACTTTAAAGACGAATAATGAAAACAATTAAAGAAGTCAACACAATGTTACAAGAGGGAGTGTACGATCCAGGTATATTCAAAGCTTTCTTTTTAGCAGGTGGTCCAGGTTCGGGCAAGACTTTTATTACACAATCAGCATTTGCTGGTACAGGATTGAAAGTAGTTAATTCAGATACAATCTTTGAAAGAAGTTTGTTAAAGGCAAATTTATCATTAAAAATGCCAGACCATGAAGAATACTTTAGAGACATTGTAAGAAGAAGATCAAAACTTACAGCAGGTTCTCAATTGGAACAATATGTACAAGGCAGATTAGGGTTAATCATAGACGCAACAGGTAGAGATAAGACAGTTATTACAAGACAACACTCTATGTTAAAGGCGATTGGCTATGATACGTATATGATCTTTGTAAACACAAGTTTAGAAGTTGCACAACAAAGAAACTTAAATAGACCTAGGTCTGTACCTGAATACATTGTACAGAATAGTTGGAACAAAGTACAACAAAACATTGGTAGTTTCCAAAGTACATTTAAACCAATGAACATGTTAGTTGTTGACAATAACAGATCAGAAAAAGAACTTGTTACTAATACGGTTGCTACAGCAAGTAAATATATTAGAAGACAAATAAGTAGAAATCCAGATAACTATCTTGCTAAACAATGGATAGCAAAAGAACTAGAGGCAAAAAATTCTCTAGTACAAAGTTCACTTGCAAAGATGAGAAAATGATAACAAATTTTAAAGACTACATAATCAAAGAAAGTATTATAGATATACCTAGAAGAACATATGCACCAGCTGTGTTTGATAATGCAGATACTAAAAAACCTACAATAAAAAAGAGTGTTCTAAAACAGATTGACGATCAAATTTTTCAATTTAAAAAAGAATATCCTGTTTTAAAGGTTGCTTTAATTGGTTCAATACTAACACATAGATATAGAAATGACGCAGACTTGGACATTAATATACTGTTTGATATACCAAAAGAAAAACAAGAACAAGAAAGAGTTGACCTTTCTCAAAAGTATTTGTCAGCAAAGAACCCAAAAAATATTCAAGGTAAATTAATACCAGGTACACAACACCCTATTAACTATTACTTTATTACAGATGAAGAAACTTACGATGATCAAAACAAAAAAGCAGACGCAGTATTTGATATAACAAATAATAAATTTGTTAAGAAACCTGACGATTTTGTATTTGATACTAATCTATATGTACAAGAGTTTGAAAGAAAAGTACAAGAGTTAGACGTAGTTAAAGGCGAATTAAAAAGAGACATTATAGATTATAATGAATTAACAGAATTAAAACCTAACGACATTTTAAATCTACAAGAAAAGATTAATGAAAAGTTAGATGAAATAGAAGATAGTATCAGTGATATAATTAAAATCGGAGATGTTGTAGACGCCGAAAGAAGATCAGCATTTAATACTGACATGTCACCAGATGAAATTAGAAAATTCGGTGTTAAGAATAGATTACCTAAAAATGTTATCTATAAGATGTTAGAAAAATACCATTACTTAAAGTTCTACAAAAAATGTAAAATGATTTTAGATGATGGTAAAGTTACAGACGATGAAATTAAATCTTTAAGAATAGAAGACGTTGATGGTATGAGTGCAGAATCAATTGCCTCAGCATGGTCTGATATAATTAGAAGAACAATTAAGGCACCTAGAATGAAAGCCGGCATTGAACTGTACATGAAATATCTAAAACAAGGTATGAAAGACGCCAAGAATAAGGCAGCTCAACATGCTGGTATAGATTACAATGAATTTGGTAAGGCAGTGACAGACGCTGGGTTACCTGAACAAGTTACTGAAGCAGTCGTTGCTACTAAAGAGGTTGCATTTACATTTGGTAGATTTAATCCACCTACAATAGGTCACGAAAAACTTATTAAGAAAGTTGCTCAGGCAGCCAAAGATTATAAAGTATTTTTAAGTAGAAGTGAAGATACTAAAAAGAATCCATTATCTCCTAGTGAGAAATTATCTTACATGAAAAAGATGTTTCCTACACACGCAAGAAACATAGAGATTAATAAATCAAATATGATATTAGATATTGCTACTACGTTATTTAAGAAAGGTTACAACGTTCTTAAAATGGTTGTAGGTAGTGATAGAGTAAGTGAGTTTAAAGGTATACTTACAAAATATAACGATGTTCAAAGTAGACATGGTTACTATGATTTTAAAAAGATAGAAGTTATATCTGCCGGTGAAAGAGATCCGGATGCCGATGGCGCCTCTGGTATGAGTGCAAGTAAAATGAGAGCTGCAGCTGCCAAAGGAGACTTAAAAGATTTTGCAAAAGGTTTACCAAGAGGTGTAAACGCAGACGCATTAATGAAAGATGTTAGAAAAGGAATGAACATCAAAGAAGAAATTCAAAACAATAAACCAACAATGAGTTTAGTTGAATTTGAACAACAACAAATAAGAGACCTTTATTTAAGAGACATGATCTTCAACATTGGAGAAAAAGTTACCTATGTCAAAGAAGATATGCAAGGTACAGTTAAAAGAAAAGGTACAAATTATATTGTCCTAGAGGACAATCAAAACAATTTACACAAATGCTGGATATGGGATTGTATTCCTATCGCAAGTGACAAAGAGGTTGCAGTGAGAGAACATAACTTAAACGTAGACTATGGCTTTAGAGCCGTTTCAGAGGATACCTTTAAGGAACAGAAATACAAAAAGATATTTGGTGATTTAAAGAAAGAGATCAGTATGAAATTTGAGAAAGAATCGTATGAAATAGGCGCCGACTATGCCAATCATACTAAAGAAATGACACCTGGTGAGAAACCAGACGCTAAACCTATTGACGCCAAGCAGAGAGGTTACCCTACACAACCAGATTTAGATACAAAAATATCTGAAATAAATGTAAAAGAATGGGCTTCTTCAGGTGAAACAATAGATAAATATAAACAAAGATTTAAAGAGGAATGGAAAGTAAAGCTTGATCAGGCTGTGACAAAAATGATTAATGACTTATAGACCACCCAAACAAAGGAATAAAATGAGCAGCTATAGAAAAACAATGGCAGAGGCAATGCAGGAAGTAAATGCAATTAGCCAAGAACGACAAGATAAGAATTTATTAGAGAACGTTCTAATGGGTACTCTTAAAGATAATCAATTGGCCAACCTTAAAAAAGTATGGGCAAATAAATCTATGAAAGATGTAACACCAGGTCTTAAAGCTACAATAGCTAAAATGGACATGCCTACTAAAGTTGCAATCGCAGGTGCAGGAATTAATGTACTTAAAGATATAGTATTCAAAGAAGAAGACGCTTACGATAAAGACGATGAGAAACCAAAGACTAAACCTAAACCTAAACCTAAAAAATTACAGGCGTCTTATGAAGAAGTAGAACTACAAGCAATACTAGACGAAAAATTTACAGTACAAATTACTAAAAAAGATGGTTCAACAATGGAACTAGGAAGATATAATACTTCACATGAAGCACAAAGATATGTTGACATGTATGGTAAAGGTGCTAAGGTTGTTAAAGAAGAAAATTTCCACGAAGGCAAGATGAGCCAGATATATGCAATGGACCAAGATGGTGCAAGTGCAACCGAAATTGCTAAAGCATTAAAAGTTTCAACAAAAACAGTTGAAGATATACTTGGTGAAGACAAAAAAGATTTAGACGAGTCTTTTTCTCCTGCTATGTTACAAAAATTAAAAACTGAATTTGGTCCTTTAAAAGGCAAAACAATTAACGCTGCTCAGGCAAGACAGTTGATGAACATTTTAGATAAATTAAATGATAAAGGTTTAGAAACTTTAAAAGGTGCAGGTATACCTTTTGTTTCATCTGGTGCAATGTCTAAACTTTCAGTAAGAAATATGAAATTCAAAGTAACTACACTCAATCCAATGAAAGAAGAATCTTGTGGTTGTGATTGTGGTAAAAGTCCTTGTACATCATGTGGTAAAGATCATCACAAAGTTGAAGAATCTTATACAGTAAAATATGTAGACCCTTTAAATAAAAAGAACTTACGTATGAAACATGCTGATAAGAAAGACGCACAAGATATGATGGATAGATTGAAAAAAGATGGTGTTAAAGAGATAGAGATAGTAAAAGAAGGTTCAAGTGCTTTCTCACCTACTAAAAAGTTTTCAGATCAAGAAATTAAACAAGCATATGGTATTGCAAATGACCCACGTTACAAAGGTGGTAACTATTCAGGTGCAGTTACAGCTATTGAGAAAATAGCAAAAGGATTATCATCATATCCAGCAGTACAAAATGTTTTAAAAAGAACTAATGAAGATGTACCAGCAGGCTCTCATAAAATGCCTGATGGAACTATTATGAAAGACAAAGATCATAAGAAAGAAGTTGAAGAAGATAGCGATCCTTGTTGGGATAGCCATAAAATGGTCGGTATGAAATCTAAAGGTGGCAAACAAGTACCAAACTGTGTACCTAAAGAAGAAACACAAGATGGTGCTAAGAAATTAGTTGCTAAAATTATGAAAGAAAAATTTGGTGCAACAAAAGATTTAACAGAAGCAAGATGGGAAATAGAAGGTAAATTAAGTTACAAAGGAATAGGTAGCTATGATAACTTTCATATGGTCGTTGACGCTCCTAACAAAGACAAAGCCGAAGATAAGGCATATAGCGAGTTAGATAAAGCAAGAGCAAGAAAAAAAATAGGACCAGGTGGTGGCGGTAGAGTTGAAGACGCTGAAGTTGAGTCAATAGAAAAAACTAACGATAAGTTATCAGCTCCTGAAACTTACCAAGGAGGAAATTAAACATGAAAAAAGATTATTTTAAAAGTAAACCAAATAGCCTAGAAGCTATGGCTAAAGATATGCAAATACACACTAACGAGTCTGATTACCAAGATAAATTCAAATCTGAATTAGGTAAGACAGGTAAATCAGGTATTGGTAGTATGACACCAAAAGAAAAAACTGCCTTCTTTACTAAAATAGATAAAATGCATACGGCAAAGAACGAAATTAAAGAAGACGTATCAGTTTGGGAACAAGCAGCTGACGACAAAGAGAAGTTAGCTAAAGAAGCAAAGTATTTAAAAGTTGAAGACAAAGACAAAGCAATTCCACCAATAGATAAAGACAATAAACCTGGTGTTAAGATCGCTAAGATTAGAGCAATGAAAGACGGCGAAGATAAAGGCGAAGAAGATGTTGAAAAACTTAAAGGTCAAGTTGATCTATTGAAAGTAAAATTAGAAAACGAAAAAAACAAAGCAGTTAAACCAGTACCTAACAAAGATACAGGAGAAGTACCTCTATCAGTTGGTATTGCATACAAGCATTTAAGAGATAAGATGAAAACTGAAACTGCTGATGTACCTAATAGAGGCAGTAAAGAGAAAGAGTCTCTTTCACTAGATACTCCAGTACAAAAAGATAAGGTTCTTCCGAAAGACAAGGGTAAAACTATGACGAAGCAACCTCAAACAGACGTAGAACTTAATCCTAAACTTAACTTATCATTTTAATCTAGGTATAATCTTATTATGGATAAATTGCCTAGAATATATTGTGATATGGACGGTGTTCTTTGCGACTTTGTAAAAGGCATTGAGAAGTTACATAAGATTAAAATTTCCAACTGGTCATATGGTAGTAAGCAAGAAAAATGGTCTCTAGTAAAGAGTACACCTAAATTCTGGCACACATTACCATGGCACACAGGTGCAAGACAACTATGGTCTTACATAAAGAAACACGATACTCATATACTATCAGCATACGTAGAAGAAAGCTTTGATCCTAACTGTATACCAGGGAAAAGATATTGGGCAACGACAAATCTTGGTCTAGGACGTACCAAAATCAATCTAGTTAGAAGATCAGAGAAGCAACAGTACGCAAAATACAATGGTCAACCAGCCATTTTGATAGATGACTACAAGAAAAACACAGACCAATTCACTGCCAGAGGTGGCATAGGAATTGTACACACCTCAACATCAAATACTATCCGACAGCTTAAACAGCTAGGTTTTTAAATATAAAACTCTTATAAATACCAGTGTTATAACAACAAAGTTAATTAATTAATTAAGGAGAAAACAATATGGCTTTATGGGGAAACGATATTAAACCCAAGAACCTAACTACGGCTGAGAAAAAGGAAGTATACGCTACTTCTTCAGGCTGGGTTAGAGAAGCGGGTTCTATTCTTTCAGGTAATGATAACACGGCTGCTACACCAGAAGTTTTGGTTGCAGTAAACCAACTTGCAACACTTATGGGTTCAGGTAACATCACTGAAATAGAATTTATTACGACAGCATTTGATAAATCTGCTGGCGCAACACTACAAGCAAGAGTAAGATTTAATGAAGACGTAACTGTAACAGGTACACCACAATTATCAGTAGTAAATGGTAATGAAGGTGCTGGAACAGGTAGAGGTCCTCACGTATTATCTTATACTGCTGGAACAAATAGTAACGAATTGACATTTAGTTTAGTAATTGCAGCTGACAACGCTGCTACTAATGCTGACGATGTACTAACAATCGGTACTAACGCATTGGCACTTAACGGTGGTACAGTAAAAGATAGAGGTACGGCAACGAACTCTACAATTACTAACGCTGCTAGTATAGGTACTGCTGCTGGTTCAATTACAGTTGTAGCATAATAAACAAGTTTGAACACAACATGGTATTCGTACCGAATTGTTAGAAAAATATTTTGATTTTAACAAGTGTGGAACTTAAATTATAGAAGAAAAAACTATAAATTAAATTAAAATAAAGGAAACAAAAAACAATGGCAAACATTACAAAAATACACCTAGAAGATTCTGATGATTTCAACAGAGTTGCTGGTGGAAAAGTTAAAAGTACAGTTACATTCAATGAAGATGTACTCGTAACAGGTAACCCTTACTTAAATATGGTAGTTGACATGACTAACGGTCCTGCTGTAAGTGAAGGCAACAGTGCGAGAGTAGCTTGGTTAGATTACGTATCTGGTTCAGGTACAGACGAGTTAGTATTTGAAATAACTTTAGGTGCTGATGATGTAAAATCAGGACAAGAAGGTGACGTACTTAAATTTGGTACAAATGCTTTAGCATTAAACAATGGCACAATTAAAGACAGAGAAGACGCAGACGCTACTATTACAAATAGTCAAGCAATTGCTGACGCTGCTGGTAGTTGTGACGTTTACGCTCCGGCATAGTAACACAATTAATATAGGGGTCCTAAAAAGCCCCTATATAATATAACAACAATGATGTAGTCAAATGGCTACAGTACAATTCCCTTAATACATATGGGGTTTATAGGAGAAACAAAAAATGGCAGACAAAAAAGTAACACAACTTTCAGACCTAGGTAACGGTCTTGATAAAGTAGATTTATTTCACGTGATAGATGATCCAGCTGGAACACCAATCAATAAAAAAATATCAGCTGAAAAAATCTTTAATAACGTTCCAACTTGGATCGCATTAAAACAAACAGCACAAACAGTTACAGCAAGTGGGTCAGCACAAGCAGCCGATCTATTAACAGCAGTAACTTTGATTGACGCTACTTCAGCAATTGGAACAATTTCATTAGCATCAGCGACTACAGATGGACAAATTAAGACAGTTCTTAATTCTTCAACTGGTGGTACTAATGCAGTGACAATAACACCAGCTAACTTTAAACAAGGTACAACAGTTACATTAAATGCTCCAGGTGAGTCAGTAACTATGATGTATAAATCATCTTTCTGGTATGTAATATCAGGAGAAGGTCACGTAGTAGCATAACATATAGGATAAATTATGATAATTGATGAAAAACTATTAACAACGGAAAGAGAATCTTTAGTTCAAGAATTTGAAACTCTTTCTACTAAAATAAAAAGTGTAGACATGAATTTAGCACAGATGAAAGGCAATTTAAATGCTTTAAACGGTGCTATTCAACAAATGGATAAACTTATAAAATTAGGAAATCAAACAGATGAAAAAATTTAAATCTTTCGTAGAAGAAAAAGATTTGAAGGAATTTGAGGAGGATGTTTTAGCAGGTGGTAATAAGTCTGCTGAAACACCCGATCCAGATAAACAAATTAAAAAGGAAAACAAAGAAGATGAAAACGTTTAAAAAATACATACACGAGGGTGTTGATGGTGTTGGTGTTGAAACGGCTAACAGTCCTGCTGATAGCAATATCGGTGTTCACAACATTGAAAACCCAGATGTACTTAAAAGAGTTAATGCTTTTGTAGGTGCTATCGCTGAGAGAGAATACATTAATCCATCTTTTGCAATTGACGAGTTAAGAGAAAAACTTAAAACAACAGGTTTAACTCTTGGTCCAGTTGACATGAGTGGAGATAACGGCACAGTTACAACAGAGGTGTCACAATTTGGTGGAAGATTTGGTAAGGACATAGATGGTTCTGATATTAATGATGATGGTATATCTCACAGAAAAGAGGGTGGCCTTAAACTAGAGGTTAAATACGAAACATTAAAAACAGGAACTTGTAAAGTCTACGCTAAATTGGTGTAGATATGTTTAGAGAAATAACCAAAGATAACTGGTTGCTTTTTGCACAGCATTATTATGATAATCCTACTCTAGAAGATGAGAAGGAATTTTATGAAGATATTAAAAGAATAAGGTATCTCAAAAGGTTATTTCGTAAGTATAGTGTTACAGGAAACTTAAAGGTAAGACTTGTAGTTAATCACTTGATAGTTTTACAAAATGTTTTTGGAGCTGAGGTTGCAATTGCCCTACTATTGTTTAAGATAGACATGAAGTATTGGGGTATATTAAAAACCTTTTTAGAATATTTGGAGTACATATATCCACATGAACTAAACGACCAAGAACTAGATATTAACATTAAAAAAATGTTAGAGGAACTATAATGAACAGAGGCGTAGATTTATTAATAACATATAGAATAGTAAAGATGTTAGTTACACCATTTAAAAAGCAAGCTGCTTTTAAATATGGTATAATAGATGACAAAGGTAATGTATTAAGAAAATACAGAACCATACAAACTACAGCAGAGAAAAGATCATACTCTATGCTTCATAGATTCGTATTCAATCTTAAAAGAATATTAAGTAAAGTAGGTATTAAAGGATCTCTAGGTTCCTTTGCAGTTGCAGCCGCTTTATTATTTAAAGAAAATAAAGAAGTAGAAAAACACCAACTGGTAATAGAATCGGCAGTGATCACCTATCTCAAAATGATCGATAAATACGAAACCATGATAGCTGAAAGTATAAATATACCGACTATAGACGATACGCCAGTTACAAATTGTTTCGGCATAGATGTGTTTGAACAAAACGGAGAACTAATATCGGAGTTAGAATATGACAAAACATTATAAAAACATGATGGACGAAATCATCAACAAGATGGACGAGGATGCTCCAGTGAATGCCACTGGTACTGCTGTTGCAGGAACAGGTGACGACAATAGCGTTCATACAAAGAAATCAGAGTTAACTAAAGGTATGTTAAAAAGAGACCCTTTATCTTTAGCTAAACCTGTAAAAACATTTAAAGAAAAGATTAGAGAAAGTGATGACAATAACAATATAGTTTTAAAAGGTGTGTTAGATAAAATTGATAGTATAGAAGTTAAGATTGATGAGTTAACAGAACCTAAAGGCGAATTAAAGGTAGAAGAAGTTAAAGAATATAAAACTTTCAAAAACAAATACAATGTTTAAATTTAAATCATTTAAAGAGTACGTTGATGGTAGTCATAGCAAAACAATGCTTGCACATAAAGACCATAAAAAGAAAGAAGTTAAAGAAGTAATAGGTGCCGTTGGTGTAGTAGGACCATCAGGTCCTGGTTTAGGTCAATACAAACCAATGGCAAGTATGTCGTTACAAGCATCAGCCAAATTAAAAAATTCACCTTTACATAAGTATCTTGTATCAAAAGGAATTTTAAATGACAAAAAATAGACTAGACATATCAGATCAAACAGCTATATCAATGCCGATGAAGAATTTAATTTCTATCGTGGCCGCCGTGGCCGTCGGAGTTTGGGCATACTTTGGTGTATTAGAACGTATTACAATGTTAGAAACTAAAAGTACACTTGCAGAAAAAGACTTAACACAAGTAACTTCTACATTAGGATCCGACATAGAAAAAAATAACGAATTTAGAATTAAATGGCCGAGAGGTGAATTAGGTTCCCCACCTGCCGATTCTGAACAGTATATGCTTATTGAACACATTGCAGGACAACTTGAAGATTTACAAGAAGGTCTACAAAAGATGATGAACAATGGCGTAAACATAAAAAGATTACAAGAAGACGTTAAAATGTTAAGAGATGACGTTGAAAAATTAAAAGATAGTAATAGAAATATAATCTATTCAAACGGAAACGGAACAACAAAAGAGTAAATATGAATAAAATAATAACTTTAATATTATTATTCTTTATAACAGCTGTATATGCAAACACAAAACTTTACACAGGTGGTGAAAAGTACGAAGAAGATAAAGTGATTGCATTAACATTAACAGCCGGCGGTCAGCGAATTGAATACGTATACAAAGAAACTTTAGGCCAATGCTTAAAGTCTAAAAGAATAGCAGACAGAGAAGTAAATGGCGAAAGAGTAATCTTTGCTTGTGAAATAGTCAAAGGACTATTACAAGAAGACAAACAATCCAAATATGGTATAAGATTATTAAAAATAATAGAATAACAAAGGAAATAATATGGAAGATGTAAATTTAATATGGGAACTAATGATGAAATTCTGGCAGTTTACTGTATTAGGACTATTGATAATAATTGGTGGTCTAATAAACATATCGGATAGAATTAATCTTAAAGGTAAAGTAAGAAACTTTAAGTATGACGAGTATCCACATATGCAACCAATCAAAATTAACACAGCAGGTAAGGGTTTTTGGGGAGCAATATGGTTATGGATGACCTCTGTAAGAAAATGGAAAGTTGCGAAAGATTTTAAGTTTGAATTAAGAGGTGACTCATACATCATACCTGAAGGCTTTGTATTTGATGGTGCAAGTGTACCAAAATTTCTTGCTTCATTTCTATCTCCAGTAGGTGTACTACTTATTGGTGGATTAGTACATGATTATGCTTATAAGTTTTCTGCTTTAAGAACCTTCAACTCTACCAAAGGTGCAATGTTACTTTTAGATAAAGCTGAATGCGATAGAATTTTTAGAGATATTAACATAGAAGTTAACGGATTTCATCTACTAAACTATTTAACCTACTGGACTTTAAGAGGTTTTGGTTTCGTGGCTTGGAACAAACACCGAAAGGTGAATGCCAAAATAAAATAGGAGAACACATATGATTAATCACATAAAAGAAAGATGTAAAGAACTATCATCACTACATGGTGGTGTTTTAATTGCATTAGGACTAGTAGTCTTATTTGCAAGTCCAATTGCTAAACTAGCGGCTTGGGCTGCTATTGCTTACGGAGCATGGGCTATCTGGAAAAAGGACTGAATATAATCCATGATAGGATTTAGATTATTTTTTATAGGCATAATCGCCAGTGCTATATTAGGTGCTGGTGTTTATGTTATGAAGTTACAAAAAGATAACGCTATCTTAAAAGGTAATGCTATCAAAATGGAATCAGCAATCGCTGATCAACAGAGTTTAATCGTAAGTCAAAAGAAAGACTTTAATGATATACTAGACGCTAACAAGAAGATGAATGAGTTAGTTACTAATTTAAAAAGAGATTTAGATGAACTAGATAAAAGGTTCGGTAAAAAGAATAGAGACATTGGCAAACTGGCAATAGAAAGAACAGGTGCCATTGAAAGAGTTATTAATAAAGGAAGTGACAATGCTACACGATGTATTGAGATCGCAAGTGGGTCACCTCTAACAGAGGAAGAAAAGAATGCAACCAAGAAGACACAGATTAATCCTGAATGTCCTAGTCTTGCTAACCCTAATTACGTTCCTTACTAGTTGTAGTAGCGTAAAGAAGTTAAGCATATTTAAAGAAGAGGTGCCAAGAGCACAGCTTAATTTAGATAAACCTACGGCATTACAGTTAGAAAAAATCAAATGGATTATTATTACCTCTGAAAATGCTGATGAAGTCTTTAAAAAATTAGAAGAACAAGGTCTAGATAAAGTATTATTTGGTCTTACTGATAAAGATTATCAATTAATATCAAAAAACTTTGCACAAATAAGAAATCAACTAGCGATTACCAATGATTTATTGGATAAGTATAAAGAATATTATGAAAAAGAGGAAGAATTAAAGTAATGGATTTAGATTTTGCAGCTCAGTTAATGAGATTATGGCCACTTTTCTTAGGTTTCATAACCCTAGTGATAGTACTTGCTAAAATGCATGCTACAATACAGGTATTGGAAGAGAAAGTAAAGGTTGCCTTTCAATTAATCAACAAATTATCAGACAGAAAATAAATAATTTTCATGGGAAACATCAACCTAATATTACTTACATTGGTATTAGTTTTGTTCTGCTGGGAACTTTACAAAATTTGCAATAAGTTATAGAATAACGAATCATTTATTATAAATATTCTTATCAATAAAGGGAAAACTTATGAACAAATCAATAGTAATAGTGGCAATTTTAACACTCTGTACACAGGTAGCTGCGTCAGAATTGACATTTAAATTCAACAGTCCATCGTTTAACGGAAATGGACAATCATCACACTACTTAACTATTGAAAATATTGAAAAGACTAGACGAGACGCCCTTATAGCAAAGAAAAAAGCAGACGCTAAAGCACTTAAAGATGAAATTAATGGCACAGCAGTTGCTAAATTCAAAGCAAATTTAGAGGCAAGATTTTATACTGCTCTTGCAAAACAAATTACAGACAACGTATTTGGTGCTGATGGTCTTCAACAAGACTCAGGTACATTTACAGGTACAAATGGCGAAACAGTTGCTTGGGTAACTCCTGCAAATACAGGTAACGTTGTTGTAACCGTAACAGAAGCAGACGGAACTGTAACAACATTTACAATGCCTAAAGAGGACAACAGTTAATATGAATATTTCAAGTTTAAAAAACATAGCAATAATTTTATTGTTATCTATTTTTGTATCAGGTTGTTCATCTACAATGGCAAACAAAGGTTATATAAAAACACAATCAATCGCCTTTAAAGAATTAGAATCAATTACACAGCCAGAAGGTGCTCCGATTATCATAGCTGTTTATGACTTTGGTGATATGTCAGGTCAAAAGAAACCAGGTGGTAACTATGCTTCAATGTCAAGTGCAGTAACCCAAGGATCATATCAAATACTAATTAAAGCATTACAAGACGCTGGTCAAGGTAAATGGTTCAGAGTAGTAGAAAGACATAGTTTGGCAAGTCTATTACAAGAAAGAAAACTAATTAGAACTACTAGACAAATATCAGATGGTGAAGAAGCAGAGTCATTACCTGCTTTACTATTTGCTGGTGCATATGTAACAGGTGGTATTGTAGGATATGATAGTGATATTCTATCAGGAGGTGCTGGTGCTAGAGTATTAGGTATAGGTGTAAGTAAACAATATAGACAAGATATTATTTCTATAATGTTAAGATTAATTAATGTACAAACAGGTGAAGTCATTATTTCTACAACAATTGAGAAAACAATTTACTCGTCAAGTACAAACGGTGATGTATTTAAGTACTTTGATGCTGATACAATGTTAGTAGAGATAGAAGCAGGATATTCTAAAAATGAACCAGTTACTTTTGCAGTAAGAAAAGCAATAGAAGCAGGTGTTGTATCTTTAATTAAAGAAGGTGCAGAATTAGATTTATGGAAGTTTGGGCCGACAGTAGAAGAACTGTCTTTAGAAGCAGAAGTAAAAATGACAGAAGAATTAAATAAAATGGATA